TTTTGGAACTATAATTTTGAATACTTTTATTGCTTTTAGAATAATGTTTATGGTTCAAAATTATCAAGACCCAATAAATGCATTTAAGAAAGAAAGCAATCCAATCGAAGACGTTTTTAAAAATAACGAAGAGTATAAAAAAATTAATGCCGTTTAGACGTGGGTTCGAAATTAATAAAAAATACAAATTTAAAGATGACGATGGCCTTTATACCTTTATTGGTATTACATCTCAGACGAACCAATCTCGTGCATGTCTTGTATTTCTTGATACTGAGCGACATAAGAGACGCAGAATTAAAATCGAAAAAGCTAAAGAGCTAATAATACATGAAAGCAACACTTAATTATAATCAATCAATTATTTTTAATGCCATATTTAATGAAGATATGACAATAAAGCATGACTGCCCTAGAGAAATAGCTTTTTGGGGCGGTTATGGCAGCGGTAAATCGTGGGTGTCAATCTTAATTGCTTACTACTTATGCTATAAACATCCAAACGTACAATTATTGATGACACGTTATAGTTATCGACAACTTAAAGATACTTGTATTGTTCAGTTTATTAATGCGTTTCCACCTGAAAAATATGGCTATACGCACATGAAAGCCGATCATGAGTTTGAATTTCCGAATGGAAGCAAGATTATTTTTAGGTCATTTGACGACCCACGAAAAATATTGAGTAGCAGTTATGATGCCGTCATTATGTGTCAGGCAGAGGAACTCAAAGAGGAACACTTTTTAGGTGCCTTAGGACGACTAAGGGGAACGGCACTACCGGTTAAACTTATATTTACGGAGGGGAATCCACGTTACGGCTGGTGTAAAAAGCGTTATCATGATGACCAGCCGCCTAAGGATTGCTTGTATATTAGAGCAACAACATACAGCAATAAAAAGAACTTACCTAAAGACTATATTAAAAACATGGAAGAGAACTACCCTCCAAGTTACATACAGCAGTTTCTTGAGGGTAACTGGGATTCAACCCAGAATGCGGTCTATGACCAATTAATGAGCCATCATATTATCCCAAGACGACAGATACATGATCACTGGTATAAATGCATTGGGCTCGATCATGGAACACGTGTTGATACAAGTATCGTTTTTGGAGCAAAAGACGAATCTGGTAATATATATACTTACGATGAATGGCACAAGCCTCAACCAACAATAAATGAAATTGTCCAAGCGTGTAACAGATACGGACCAATGCCAATTATTGCCGATTACAGCATGAAAGTACAAGATCGTGACTATGGTTCATGGTGGAGTGACTTGAAATCTCATGGCTTAAATCTTATTGAAGCTGTTAAAGAGAAGTCAGGAAATATCTTATTAGTCAATCAATTATTATTTCAGAACAAACTATTCTTTTTTGATAACATTCCATATGTTATAGATCAACACAAAAACTATATGTATGTAGACAAATTACATGCTAATGATGACCAGTTTAAGGTTGTAAAAAAGAACGATCACTCATGCGACGCTGTTCAATATATGGTAAGACATCTAAAAAATGTTGAAGTACAAAACCCAAGTGCGAAATGGGCTTTAATAAATGACAAGCCAACGTTGGATGATTATGTCAAGGGAAGAGCCTAAATATGCCTAATACAATAAAGGAGTAACGAAAATGAAAAAAAACAAAAAAAAGAAACCAAAAAAATATTAAAAGATTTAAAGGAGTAAAAAATGAGTAATGATGTACAAATGGCTTTAAGTCAAATTGAAAATAAAGTTCATAAGGCAATTAATAATATAAATGAAAGCATTGATTCACGCATATCTATGGCTGTTAAGTCAGAGATTTCTAATAGTATTGAGTACAATGTAAACAATCACCTTAAAGCAATAGAAAAAATAAGCGTAGAAAAACCACTCTCTGTTGAACAATTAACAAGGCTATATCAAGATGTGTATCAAGCACTTCAGGACTTAAAAATAAATACAAATGGATATGGACTATATGAATCTATGCAGCATCTTAATAATGCATTTCAAAACAGTCAATCTAAATTACAAGAAGTATGTAATAACGTCGAAAAATTAATTCAAAACAAATACATTGAAGCTGAAATTACAGGCGAACATCTAAAATATCTTTATGACAAATCTGGCGTAGCACATGACAAAATAGCTGCTCACTTCAATGTTTCAATTCCAACAGTTTATACGTGGCTGAATGGTAAAACTAAAAGCTTAAAAGTTAAAAACGAATTAAAAATATACTTAGAAAACATAATAAAACAAGAGGAGGCAAAAAATGCCTGATTATGATTTCAAGTGTAGGTCATGTGAACACATTTTCACAAAGTTTTTCAGCGTGCATGAAGAGCATAGAGCCAATTGCGTAAAATGTCTAAGTACACATACATACAGATATATGGGTAACAATAATATAGCTGTTCATGGATTTACAACTTATCCCGACCCTAGAGGCTTAGAAGGGGAGCTGACTATGGCACAAATTAAAGAAATTGAAAAAAAAGAAAAGTTAGTATATTTGGGGCATGAGGATGCAAAAAAAGAAGCAGCAAAAAATAAAAAATATATTCAAAAAAAGAATAGTGAAAATTTGCACAAATCAATCGATAATGAAATAAAGAAGATTTGTAAAATGCAATGCTAAACTCTAAAAATCTTGATGACTATAACGAAATAGATTTTACGGGCATTGAGTTCTTATTTTACACAATTTTTCAAGGGCAATATTATCTGGCACTTTGTGAACAAGATTTGTTTTATGAGGATTTAAATATTTTGAAACATTTAAACGATCTAAGAAAAATGAATGGCATTTGGATTAATTTAAACTAATGAGGTGACTATGAAAAAAACAGAATATAAATATAAAGCACAAGTATACAATGTCGTCGATGGCGATACCTATGATGTAATAATTGATTTAGGTTTTGATATTAGCGTCAAGCATAGAATTAGACTATTTGGTGTAGATGCATATGAGAGTAGTCTTCGTGGTAATACAACGCCAGAAGAAAAAATTAAAGGCTTAAAAGCTAAAGATTTTTGCGAAGAAACTTTTAAGAAAGCACATGCAAACAAATCATCTGTTATTGTCGAAACGATACAAGATAAAAAAGGTAAATTTGGCCGTTATTTAGCTAAGGTGTATATCGATGGTGTGTCTATTGCTGACATGCTTGAAGAAAAAGGATTTCTAAAAAATGCTTAATATTTTAGGAAATCTTTTGGGTGGGGTTGTCAATACAGTTGGCGACGTAGTTAAGAAAGATCAGGCAATAAAAGAAATAAAACAAAAAGGTAAGCTTGAGTTGGCCAAAGCAAAAATGGAAGCTCAAATCGAAAAAATAAAAACAGACAATCAACTAAAAATTGCTAAAGTACAAGCAGAAATTGCCTATCAAACAAGAACGTACGAAGGCGACAATGCGTATGATTTGGCAGTGTTAGAGCAAAACAAATATTCGTACATGGATGAATTTCTAAAATGCACAATTATTGCATTAGATGCCTATGTATTTTATAGATATGGCTTAGACGGACTAGAAAAAATGCCAATGTGGTTGCAATTAGCCAATATAATGATGCTAGTTTCTACAATGGGAGGAAAAGACATATTAAGAATGTTTACTAATGGCGGACTTAAAGGATTAGTAAAAAAAAAACGGTAAATGACCAAAACGTAACAAATTCTAAAATAGTCACGACTAAAACAGAATCTAATATAAACCAGTCGAATTCGACCCCTTTACAATATGATTTATTGTTTAATGTCAAAAGCACATCTGCAAATGCAAAACTTGGGTTCTTATGTATAGGACAAAATAAATATATTTGTGTTAGTGGCAAGTATGGATTGGGGGCATTGCCAAAGGGTATGTACAAAATAAACAAATGTTACAAGTTGAAGCCTATTAAAGGTAAAACAGAACCTTATACAGGGAAAGAGTTCCCATGGGTTGCTAAACTAACACCGCAATTTAAAACTAATCGATCAAAATTGCTAATACATCCTGACGGTGGCGTGGAAGGGACTAGAGGATGTATAGGGATTAAGAATAAAGACAAACAAGCCTATGAGCAGATAAGTAATTTATTAAAAGTAAAAAAAGAATTGATATTGTATGTAAACAAATAGTAAAATAAATATTGGAAAAGTATGAGCGCCATGTTCATTGGGGTAATTAATTTTACCCCTACAAATCTTTTAGATGTTCATTTAATCTTGTGTAACGACTTATCATAATTCGTTTGTACAATTCAGGTAATTCGGTTTTTATTTTTGTTTTTGTTTCTCTATTACAATGAAATAAATTTTCGTAATATCTTAAATATTTTTTTAATAAATTTTTTCTTATTAAAGCTGAATCTCTATAACTGTAACCTATATTGCTTAAATCTATTTCTGTTTTAAGACGTAAAATTTGTTTTGCTGTATTTATATCTTCTATACTTAAATCTTGTTTATATGCGTTTATTTTGTTTTCTACAATATTAATTGCAGTAAATTTAATAATGGTATATACGTTATCCAATTACTTTTTTTTATAACGCTCTACGATGTTTTTACCAATTTGTTTTAGGCGTCTGACATCGTCATAGTTTTTGGGGACGGGAAAACTCCATCGCCTCATTTGGTTAGCAGCAGGCGTTGGCCTTCCATGCTTATCTTTTAAAGGTTGTTTTTGTTTTAATATTTGCGATGCCTTTCTTAAAACAAACTTTCCTCTTGTCAGCCTTCTAGCTGAAGAAGCAGAAGAAACATCCCTAACGGGGCGAGCAACATTACCACCTGACCGATTATAAGCAGCCATTCTTTTATTTGTTCTTCTGTCATACCGTTTATATTTTTCCTCAGCCGATAACATTTAACCTATTCCCGTGATATAGCTTGGTACTTGTGGTGTTTCAGGCATTGGAGGTTGTGGCGTTGTTAACCCTAAGCTGTCTGTTATGGTACTGATTGCCGATACTTGTTGTTCTATAGGTAATACACCAATTAATTCAATAATATCTTTTAAGCTCATGTTTACGTTTTTAATATATGCATTAAAATCAGGTTCAGGTAATGGCACTTGCGCCTGCTCGTCTTGCTCTTCTTTTATCTTATTAATAATTGCTCTGTAATTAGGATAATCGAGTGTCTTTAATATAAGCTCTTTAACGTCTGGGTTGTTTATGTCACCAAAAATGCCTTGTTGCGCTAATTGTAATGTGGTTGCAGCGATTGCTGATTGTGATTGTGGTAATGAGCTACCGGCGGTGATTTCTATTTCGTACTCACCCAGCGTTAAATCGGATTTAATTGTTTCGATAGACGGAATTAATTCATTAGTTATTTGTTGTTTATCATATTTATTAATATTCATTTCCCCGTTTTCATCAAGTTCCATCGAAATAAATTGTGAGCCGCTTGCCATTCTAATAATTCTTGGCTGATTATAATATAACTGTATCAACACTATTGCTTTGTTACTTATGTCAGTAAGAAATGTCTTGAAATTACGTTGCATCTCTCTTATAGATGACATTGGCGATTCAATTAAGTCTCGTA